ATATCAAGCTTGTGGAAGGAAGTCAGCAAGTGGATCAAAAAGAAAATATCCAAAATGCGTACCACTTGCAAAAGCCACAGCGATGTCAAGTTCGCAAAAGGCGAGTGCTGTCAGCAGAAAAAGAAGTGCAGGTAATACGGGGCCAAAACCTACAAATGTTAAGACTTATGCATCTAAAGGCACGTTTACTAAGTTATATTATGGTGGTATGATAGATTATTAGGAGAAATTATGGACGAAGCAAAAGATTATAAAGCCTATTTGAAAGCTTTAAAAAAAGCAACACAAAAACCTGTTAAAAAAATAGAGTTAGGAAATCCAGAAGATTTCCTACAAAGAAGAAAAATTTTATCAGGTACAAAAAAATTCTCATGCGGAGGCATGGGTATAGCTGTCAAAGGCGGAAATTTTAAAGGAGTAATGTAATGAAAAAAACTATGACGAAAAAAAAAACTGGTGGAATGCCAATAGGTGGTGGAAAGAAAAACTACAAAATGTCTGGTATGATTGGGGCTAAGACAGGTAAATTAGTTGGCAAACAAAAAAATCTACCTCCACATTTGCAAGAAAAAATATTAGCGTAAGGATGAAATGGCTAGTTCAGGAACTACAAGTTTTAACATCACTATTGATGAAGTCATTGAAGAAGCTTACGAAAGATGTGGCGTAAGAACTAATTCAGGTCACGACATTAAATCAGCAAGAAGAAGTTTAAATTTATTATTTTCTGAATGGGGCAACAGAGGTATCAATCTCTGGAAAGTAAAATCAAAAACAGAAACATTAGTTAATGGACAAGTAACTTACAATACACCAAGTGATTGTAATGATGTTTTAGAAGCTGTTGTAACTGTTTCAGGTGGTAACCAACAAACCTTAACTAAAGTTTCTAGATCAGAGTACATTGCAATTCCAAATAAAACTGCAACTGGAACTCCATCACAATATTATGTTGATAGACAAATTACACCAACTATTAGTTTATATTTAGCTCCTGATACGAGCGCAGTGACTAATATATTCTATTATTATCTTGCAAGAATCGAAGATGTTGGTGCTTACACTAATACAGGAGATATGCCATTTAGATTTTTCCCTTGTATGGTTTCTGGATTAGCTTTTTATTTATCACAAAAAATTGCACCAGACAGAATTCAAGCTTTAAAATTATTATATGAAGATGAACTTAAAAGAGCATTAGAAGAAGATGGACAAAGAACATCTGTTTATATTTCTCCTAATGTTTACTACCCACAAGGATCATAATGGCTTACGCTAAGGGTAAATATTCACAATCAATATCCGATAGATCAGGACAGGCTTTTCCATATAGAGAAATGGTTAAAGAATGGAATGGTTCATGGGTACACACGTCTGAATTTGAAGCAAAGCATCCTCAACTAGATCCAAAACCTCATACGGCGGATCCTGTTGCATTATGGAATGCGAGACCACAAAGACCTGCGCCTGTAACAGTTTATTTAGACCCGCAATATTGGCCAGGTCAATTTACATCTAATGGTATGCAACCATCTGAAGATCCATTAGAAGAAAATAAAAAGAGACAGGTAGATTCTTCAGTAGGGAGTGTTACAATTAGTATATCATGACGTACGCAGAGTTATTACAAAAAGTTAGAGATTACACAGAAGTTGGTAGTTCTGTTTTAAGTGATTCAATCTTACAGTCTATGATTAGAGATGCTGAGCTTCGTATTTTTAGAGAAGTTGATGCTGATTATATGAGAGAATACGCAACTGCAAATCTACAAACAAATTCACCATATTTAGAATTACCTAATGCTTCAGGTTCATCAGGAACTCAAACTACAAGAAGGTCAATAATTGTAAGGTCTTTTTTAGTATATGATTCAACCCAATCTCCAACAACTAAAGAATATTTAGATAAAAGAGATACTAGTTTTATTTTTGAATACAACTCAACAGGAGCAACAGGAGTACCAAAATACTACGCTAATTGGAAAGAAACGACTTTGATTATGGCACCTGCTCCAAATGCTCAATACCAAGTACAATTGAGTTATATCTATACTCCAGATGCTTTAACATCTACAAATACTACAACTTACCTTTCTAATAATGTGCCTGATTTATTGTTTTATGCGACCATGATACAGGCTTATGAATTTCTGAAAGGCCCGATGGATATGTACAAAATCTATTCAGACAAGTATAATGTAGCTATACAAAGTTTTGCGTTAGAGCAAATGGGTAGAAGACGTAGAGACGAGTATATGGATGGAGTGCCGAGAGTTAAAATTCCTTCGCCTTCACCAAATAATTAGAAATTTAAATAAGGAGAAATAACATGGCAATTACACAAGCAGTAGCCAATTCATTTAAAAAAGAAATCCTTGAGGGAGTTCATGATTTAGAGAATGGTGGCGACGTTTTTAAACTAGCATTATATACATCACAAGCTACATTAAGTGCAGCTACAACTTCATACACAACAGGTAATGAAGTGTCAGCGACAGGACAATACGCAGCAAAAGGCGGTACATTACAAAGTCAACAAACTTCATTAGCAACAGGCGGAGTCGCTATCGTAGACTTTGCTGATTTGTCTTTCACAGGTGTTACGTTAACTGCAAGAGGTGCATTAATCTATAATTCAACTGAAGCAAACAAAGCAGTATGTGCTCTTGATTTTGGTGCTGATAAAACAGCAACTTCTGGAACATTTACTATTCAGTTTCCAAACTTTACCTCTTCCGCAGCGATTTTAAGAATAGCGTAATAAGCGAGGAGATTATGAATGGCCACTTGGGGCTCACAAACATGGGGATTTGCTAACTGGGGAACACTCGGTGATGCAACCATTGAGCTTAGTGGCCTTTCGACTACTTCAAACGTAGGTTCAGTAGAGGCTCAATCTGTTCCAGGTTGGGGAACTCAATATTGGGGTGCAGGAGAATGGGGAGATTTAAAATCTCCAGAAGTTCCTTTAACAGGAATTGAAATTACTCCTAATATTGGTTCTGCAATTGGACGAGGTGGAGCAAATGCTACACCTTCTGGTGTTCAAGTATCAGGTTCAACAGGACAACTATCTTACATTGCAACTTACGAAGTATCAGGTATTGCTGCAACAACATCATTAGGTAACGAGTTTGGTGGAGAACTTGTTGAAGTTCCTGTAACTTCTCCATCAAATGATGAATGGGGATTAGAGGCTTGGGGTAATGGACAATGGGGTCTTGGAGATGGAATCTCTACTTCACTTGGAAGCCCAACAATTATAGGAGAGGCTACTGTTTCTCCTACGGGTGTAAGCTTAACACCTAGTGTTGCAGGTGCCGTTGCAGGTGCAAGTGCTTTAGTTTTACCTACAGGCGTTGAAGCAAGCACATCATTAGGTAACGAGTTTGGTGGTGAAGTTGTAGAAGTCTCTGTTACATCACCAGTAAATGATGAATGGGGAACTGAACCTTGGGGTCAAGGATTCTGGGGCGTTGGAGATGGAGTAACTATATTTACAGGAACTCCTGATTTATCAATTACTGCAGATGTACCATTAACAGGTGTAGAACTTTCATCTAGTCTTGGTCAGGTTGAACAAAACACTATTTATGACGTAACTGCTGCAACAGCAACAACAGCTGTAAATGATGCATTCGGTGGTGAAGTTGTAGAAGTTCCTGTTACAACAGCTTCAGCTCAACCATGGGGTAATGCTCCTTGGGGTGAAGGTCAATGGGGTCAATCTGTTGGAACTGATATAGGTATTGGCGGAGAAGAAGTAGCTGTACCATCGGTTGAAGTTGACGTTACAGGTGTATCTTTAAGCTCAAATCTTGGAAGTTTATCTATAACAGGTAATTCAAATGTATCATTAACAGGATTAGCTTTAGATATTCAACAAGGTGATGAGGACGCATTTACTAATGTAAGAGTAAGCGTAACAGGGAATAATATAGGAACTTTTGTAATTGGCGATTTCCAAGCAGGAATTAGTGATACTGCATCACCAACGGGAGTGACAATCACTCCAAGTACAGGTATAATAAGCTTAAACGCATGGGCTGTTGTTGACCCTGGATCAAGTCCAACTTGGACGGTAGTTGACAAGGCAGCATAGACGAAATAAAATTATATTAATAAAGGATTAAAAATATGGCATCAAGTTATTCTACAGATTTAAAACTGGAACTAATGGTAACAGGGGAAAACTCTGGAACATGGGGAGATAAAACTAATACAAACTTAAACTTAGTACAACAAGCAATTGCAGGTTATGAAGCTATTGATGTTGCATCAGCAGATGTAACTCTTGCGATGACTAATGCAACTTTATCTAATGCTAGAAATGCTGTACTAAACTTAACAGGAACTTTAGCAGGGACAAGAGTAGTAAATGTACCTGACGGTATCGAAAAAACTTATATTGTAAAAGATAGCACAACAAGATCTGGAAACACATTAACATTCAAAACAGTCAGTGGTACAGGCGTAACTATCGTTGAAGGTAAAACTCACATAATTTATGTTGATGGCACAAATGCTGTTGATGTATTTTTCTTAAAAGATGTTGTCGAAGATACTTCTCCTCAATTAGGTGGTAACTTAGATACAAATTCACATAACATTATTATTGACGATGATCATCACATTACTGATGAAAACAGCAATGAGCAGTTGACTTTCCAAACAACAGCTTCAGCTGTAAACAATACACAAATGACTAACGCAGCTACAGGAAATGCTCCTGAAATAGCAGCGATCGGTGGTGATTCAAATGTTGATTTAAATATTAGACCTAAAGGCATTGGAAGAGTAGACTTAGGTGCTGCAAAAATTATACAAACTGCTGAAAAAGTTACATCTGAAGCAACGGCTGCTACAGGAACAGTAAACTTCGATGTAATTACACAAGCAGTTTGGAACTTTACTTCTGATGCATCAGCAAACTGGACTTTAAACATTAGAGGAGATGGTTCAAATTCATTAGATTCAATTATGGATACTGGAGAATCAATAACAGTGGCTCATATAGTTAAACAAGGTGGAACAGCTTATTACAATTCAGCCGTACAGGTTGATGGATCGGGAGTAACTCCTGAATGGCAGGGTGGTTCTGCACCAACAGGTGGAAACGCTAACTCACTTGACGTTTATGCATACACTGTTATAAAGACAGGGAGTGCTGCATTTACAGTATTAGCATCACAAACCCAGTTTGCGTAATAGATTAGGAGTAAAAAGTTTATGCCATTAATTGGTTCAAGAGGGGCAGCAACAACAAAAGCCTTTGGTTTCACTGCAGGAGGACTAGTAGCAGTAGAAGTTGATTACATGGTTCTTGCTGGAGGGGCATCGGGTGGTGCTCATATCGGCGGAGGAGGCGG